CAATGCGCTCCGCTGCAGCACTACGGGCGCTAACAACAGCGCGATGGGGCGCGACGCTGGCTGCGCAATCACCACCGGCAGCACGAATATCGCAATCGGTCATCAGGTCCAGGTCGACAGCGCGATCGGCAACAACCAGATCAACATCGGCGGCCGGTATTTCCACGACCGATTCATCTACACCGAGCGGGCGGCCGATCCTGCTGCGCCAGCGGCCGATAACGTCATCGTGTACGCCAAGGACAACGGCAGCGGCAAGACTCAACTGATGGCGCTGTTCGCAACCGGCGCTGCGGTGCAGATCGCGATCGAGCCGTGATGCTGAACACCTACGTCATCGAGGGCGGGATCGGCAAGTGCACGGCATTCACCGCGCTGATCCCGCGGCTTGCCGAGAAGGCCGGCCAGCCGATCCAGATCTACACGCCGTACATCGACTGCTTCGCGTACAACCCGCACGTGAAGATGGCCTACGAACAGTCGCTGCCTCTGACCCATCCCGGGATCATGGCGAGCGACAACATCTACTACTGCGAGCCGTACAAGTCGAACTTCATGTTCGGCCGGCAGCATCTGATCGAGGCCTACTGCGACCTCTTCCGCGTCGACTACGATCCCGGCATGCGGCCGAAGCTCTACACCGCGCACCTGGAAGATCGTGCGAGGCAGTGGCGAGAGAAGAACGGCATTACTGGGCAGTACCTGATGGTGCAGTTCTCCGGCGGGCAGACGCCGGTTGGGTTCAACGCGCACAACCAGTACGCAAGCCACAACCCGGGGCGCAACTATCCGCCGTACCTCGCGCAGCAGGTAGTTGACATGCTGCGTGCCGCGTACCCGCAGGTTGCGATCATCAACGCGACGCTGCCCAATGAGCCGGGGCTCGCCGGCACGATCCAGTGTCCGGAGCCGTGGGCGGTACTGCACGAGATGCTGAAGGGCGCGGTGGGGTTCGTCGCGATCGACTCCTGTTTGCAGCATTTCGCGGCCAGCGTCGGCAAACGTGGCGTGGTGCTCTGGGGCTCAACGCGCTGGGTGCAGTACGGCTATCCGGAGAACGCTAACCTGCAATATCACATGGGCGAAGCTTGGGACGAATCCAAGTTCGCGCACGAGGATCCGCGAAACATCATGGTTGACCCGCAGCGCGTGGTCGACGCCTTCAACCGAGTGAGGAACCAATGATTACTCTGACGATCACTGATAAGCGGCTACTGGCTGGAGTCGACGCGAACAAAGGACAGAACGAACCGGATCAGACCGCCGAGCAGTACATGCAGGCGTGGCTTGATCAGATTGTCGACTCGTGGGCGGTAGCGCACCGGATCGGGATCGTCAGCAGCGGCGACTACGTGCTGCGGTTCACGCCTGATGAGAACGCTGCGATTGGTGCCGCCGCACAGACTGACGAGATCGTCGCTGGCGCGCTGGCCCGCGTACGCGCGGTGCAGGATGTCGTGCTGTATTCGGACGAAGTGGTGCAGGGCGTGGGCTACCTCGTGGCGCAGGGTTTGCTGACGCAAGCGCGGGCTGACGAAATTCTGGCGTACTAAAATGGCTAAGACGCCAGCTTGGTCTCGAAAAGAAGGTCAGAGCCCCAGCGGCGGGCTCAACGCCAAGGGGCGTGCTTCTTACAAAGCCGAAACGGGGGGCACGTTGAAGCCGCCAGCGCCGAATCCGAAGACCCCCAAGGACGCAGCGCGACGCAAGTCGTTTTGCGCTCGTAGCGCGGGGCAGGCTAAGATGTTCCCTGACGCGGCGAAAGATCCGAATAGCCGGTTGCGGAAAGCCCGTAAGGCGTGGAACTGTTGACATGGCGTCTCCCAAACCTACCAACCCCGCTTTATGGTCTCGCGTGCAGGCCGAGGCTAAGCGTAAGTTCGATGTCACGCCGAGTGCCTACAGTAATGCGTGGGCCTCCAAGGAGTACAAAGCGCGAGGTGGTGGGTGGTCTGGGCCGGATAACCGGGTGAAGAAGCGTGGCTAAAAGTGGGCTGGGGAAGTGGTTCGGCGAGCGCTGGATCGATACGAAGACCGGCAAGGAGTGCGGTCGCTCCGGATCCGAGAAGTCGTCCCGTGCCTACCCCGCCTGCCGTCCGGCGAAGGCCGCCAAGAAGCTTACTTCTGAACAACGACGTATCATGGCTGACAAGAAAACTGGTCCGCAACGCCAGTCATGGCCGGTGAGTCCTTCGGGGGTGCGCAAGAAATGGAAATGATGCTATGGAACGTCGTGCTGACCATCCTCTTCGGAGTGCTGGCGTACATTATGAACGATAAGTTTTCCGAGGTGTCTCGGCTGGGGCAGCTTTTGAATCGCACGCGGGAAGAGATGGCGCGGGACCATATCACCAAAGCTGATTTTCGTGCGGATATTCAGCAACTGCTGTTTCGCTTTGACCGGCTGGAGAAGAAGATCGATCGGTTGGCGGAATCCGGCGCTCACGAGGAATGACCATGCCCTCCTCCACTCCCAAGCAAGCCCGCTTCATGCAAGCCGTTGCCAAGAGCCCGGCGTTTGCGAAAAAGGTTGGCGTGCCTCAAAGTATCGGCTCTGAGTTCGCTAAGGCGGACCGGCGTCGCGTAGCGCGACCCAGACCTACGCTGCAAAAAATCAACCGCCCCAAAACGTCTCACGGGGCGAAGACCAAACTCTTCTGAGGTGCGTATGGCTAAGATGCCCAAGCCTTTTCGCAAGCGCTTCGACGATGGAGGCATCGTCGAGCGGACTTTTTCTGACGATGAACCGGTGCGAAGCCGGTTCGGTAAAGATATGCTGGATAAGGCGCGGGCGTATACCGCGTTGGCGCGTGAGCCGATGCCGAGCCCTAAAGCGGCGGCTAAGGCACCTTCCAGGGCGGCTCCGCGGCCTGCGCCCAAGGAAGAACCTCGTCGCAAAGCAGAGTCTGCCCCTGCCCCTGCCCCTGCACCCAGGGCAGCTACGCGAACGATGTCTGCTTCGGATGCGGACAATGCGCTCGGGGTGAAAGCGGCCTCTTCGGAGCGCCCGGTGCGTGCGGGGACGTTGGAAAACCCGCTTTCAGGTGGCCCAGGTGCGGGGACGTTGGAAGACCCGGAGTATCGGAAGAAGCTTGAAAAAGAGCAGGCGGTTCAGCGCGTTGCTCCAGCAGCGATGCTTCTCGGCGGCAAGGCGCTCGCCGGTGCGGCGCTGGCGCGTTCTGTGGGCAAACGGGCTGCGGCAACGATGAGCGCAGCTGCGAAACGTGCGCAAGAAGCACGAGCAAGCAAGGCGCGGTTGGCTGATATGATGCAGCGGTCGAACGAGCGTCTTGCTGATGCAAAGCGTGCTGCTGCTGCAAAGGCTGCACGTCGCAGAGCGCCGGAAAGACCCCCGCCGCGCGATGCGGATGAGGCGCGTATGAGTGGTGAGGGCGGGGGGTTTCGTAAGGGCGGTAAAGTTCGAGGTCATGGGGTTGCCCGCAAGGGCTTTACAAAAGGAGTAATGCGATGAACGACCGCAAGAAGATGATGGGCGATATGTCTGTCGCGATGAAGAAGAAGAAGCAGATGCCCAAGCCGATGGGCATGAAATCCGGAGGTATGGCGAAGTACGCCCGGGGTGGTGGCATCGAGCGCAAGGGCAAGACACGCGGGACGATGTGCTAAGGAACGATCATGCCGGTTGAGACCTCCGGTACTGCGACGTTCAATCTTGACGTCAACGAGCTGCTCGAAGATGCTTTTGAGCGGGCGGGGGCTGAGATGCGTACGGGTTATGAGTACCGTACGGGGCGGCGCAGTCTCAACCTGCTGCTGATGGAGTGGGCGTCCCGAGGCATCAATCTCTGGACCGTCGATCAGGGCACGATTGCGCTCATGACTGGTGTTGCGATGTACAACCTGCCGGTGGATACCGTTGACCTGATCGAGCATACGATCCGTCAGAACCCTGGGAATGTTGCCACACAGGTCGATATCAACATCAGCCGGATTTCCGTCTCGACGTACTCGACGATACCCAACAAGCTCGTGCGCGGGCGTCCTATCCAGATTTACATCAACCGACTAAGCGGTGCGCAGTATCCTGCGCCCACGGGGGTCGTACCTCCGACGGTCACTGTTTGGCCGGTGCCGCAGGACAACTCCTATACGCTGGTGTATTGGAGGCTGCGCCGCATCCAGGATGCGGGGGATGGCGTCAACGTGCAGGATCTGCCGTTCAGATTCCTGCCTTGCCTTGTTGCCGGGTTGGCGTACTATATCGCCATGAAGCTCCCGGATGCCCAGCCTCGACTGCCGATGCTGCAGGCGGAGTACGAGCGTCAGTGGGACTTGGCGTCGTCTGAAGATCGAGACAAGGCTCCGGTGCGGTTCGTGCCGCGCAATACGTTCTACCGGTGAAGCAATGCCAAGCAGGTTCACTTTTGGCAAAACTTCGATCGCGGAGTGCGATCGTTGCGGGATTCGTACGAAGCTGTCGGAGCTTCGGCCTCTCACGATCAAGACGAAGCAGGTTAATATCCGCGTCTGTAGGGAGTGCTGGGAGCCCGATCAACCGCAACTGAGTCTTGGGCTATACCCGGTAAACGACCCGCAGGCAGTACGAGACCCGCGTCCGGATACGAGTTACCCCGAGAGTCGGGCGCTGGTAGACCAGATTCAGATTGGAGTTGGGGTGTCTTCTAATATCGGGACGTTGTTTGGCATCATTACGTAGGAATACGGCTCCTTGGTTTTGCAAGAAAACAACGGGCAGATTTATCTCTAGAGGTTTTCATGAAGACGAAGCAGGCTCTCAAAGCGCATATGGCCAAAGGTGCAGGTGCCCATCCGGATCCGAACGCCAAGAAGTTGGCTAAGGGCGGTATCACTTCTCTGATGGCCAAGAAGTATGGGCGCAACATGGCGCGGGTGATGAACCAGCGAGGGTCCAAATGAAGAACAAGCAGCCTACGAAGATCCCGGTGCCGCACACCGCCGGGTATCCTGAGACGGGCATCGGCAAGGATGATGTTCAAGTCAAGGGGCGGTTCATGGCCGGCACGGGCAACAAGGTGTACAGCACTATGCGTGGTGCTGGCGCTGCGGTGCGTGGCAAGCGGTTCCTGAACAAGTACATCTGATACATCGTGAACCTCGTTCAGCTTAGAACTGCGATAGCGTCGTATACGGAGAATACGTTCTCCACGGCGGACCTTGACACGTTCATTCAGCAAGCTGAGCAGCGTATCTACAACTCGGTGCAGTTGCCGTCGTCGCGGCAGGCGACGACGCTTGTAACGACCGTCGGGATGGACTTCGTAACGCCGCCGATAGGCGTGCTGGACTCGGGGGCTTCTACGTTTTCCGGGCAGTATCTCGCACCGTACTCGCTGGCGGTTGTGGTGCCTCCGACGCAGGTTCGTCAGTTTCTGCTTTTCAAGGATCCGACCTTCATCCGCTCTGCGTTCCCGAACGCAGCGCCGGGCACGGGGCAGGGCATTCCGACGCACTATGCGCAGATCGGCGCTAACTTGCTGTTGGGCCCCACCCCAGATGCAGTCTATACGTTGGAACTCGTGTACTTCGGGTACCCTTCATCAATCGTCGCAGGAGGCGGGGACCCAACGTACCTTGGAAATAATTTTGACTCCGCTCTGCTGTATGGCGCGCTCGTTGAGGCGTACATCTTCATGAAAGGCGAGCAGGATATCATGGCGGCGTATGATGCCAAGTTCAAGGAATCCCTCGCGCTGCTGAAGCAGCTTGTGGACGCCAAGCTGCGGCAGGATACGTACCGATCCGCACAGGTTCGATACCCGGTAACTTAGTAGTTTTTTGTTCTTTTCAGGCAGGGTGCGCTCTGCAGCGGACAAAAACATAAGGTAGAAAATAATGGCATTAGCACTTGTCCGAAGTTCTAATCTCGCGCAAGCCACGTTTGTCAATCAGGCGACATGCCCGACGGCAACGACCGCAGCCGCAACTGCTGGTAACTGTAAAGTTGCTATTTGCGCGGTGTTTCGGCAGGGAGTTCCGTCCGGCAATTTGGTGGACAGCTACGATTTTACGACTGGTGCAGGCACTGTCAATGATTTCCACGACTGTCTACCAAGCTGCGAGCAACTCTTTTAAGTCAGAGTTGCTTCGTGCAATTCACGATTTTTCTGCGGGTACGGGAGATACGTTCAAGATCGCACTCTACACAGCGAAT